TTCTCGTCGTTCTCCCTGCCTGGCACAACCTGGTTAGCTTTTGCAACCCAAACCGCATCTTGAGTTATCGGGGTAGCATATCCAACGGAAGTAACCTGCAACGTGGGTTGCCACTGTTCGGGATCGTCCGTGGGTTCTCCGTCTTTGTCTTGCTTCTCTTCATCGGTGGCAAACTTACAGCTAACGATCCACTGGCCCGACTTGTCATCCACTTTAGACGGTGTGCGACCTTGGCAGAACAATAAAGCGTTTGAGTCATTACCAGCACTTAACGTGGAATTGATGGCGGGTAAACCAGTCGCACCGAGAACCGTTAAGGGACCATCTGCTAGATCGTTGCTGGTAACATAATAGGGAACGGTTACGCTAATCTTTCCGTCTTTGTCTTGGCTTGCTCCCCATGAGCTCGTCGCTGCTACTTGTGCGGAACCAACTGTCATTAGATATTCCCCAGCAGTTTGACTTGCAGCGATTGGGATTGGAAGTCCTTACGACGTTGTTCTTCTTCCTTCTGGTAATCTAACGTGGCCTGCATTATCTTATTCGTCTCTTTTGTTAGCTTGGCCTGTTCTGTTTCTAACTTCTCATTACTAGCTTTGTTTTTCTTAAGTTGTTCTCTCTCTTTATCGCCATCGCTTGCGATATTCTTCAATCGCCGAGATTCAATGAGCTCAGGAGTATCAGGAGCGACTACTTTTCCTTTCCCAGCATTTTCATTGGCAAGAAGCGCAGCTCCGCCGACAACAGGACTAAGCCCTAATATAATCATCTTTAGCCAGTTAGGTAAATCTACGGTGCCTCCACGTTCTATCGAATCTAAGAACCTATCGAAATCAGTAATCAGCATGTCGATTACCCCTGCGACATAAATAAACGTATCCGCAATGTCATTAGCCCAATCCATTAATTGCGGCCCGTGGTCGTTAATTATATCAAGCAGGCGTAGACCTAGCTGAATCGCTTTGTCTGCGACCTTCTCAAACGCTGGAGCACCGACTGCGGTTAATTGCGTAAACAGTCCCATTCCGATCGTCTTCAAATCAACGAACTTAGCCGCTGTTTTCGAGATTGCATCTTGCTGCACTTTCGTCAATACCGTTCCGAACTGCTCCGCTTTGTTTGCCGCGTCATCGAGTGCACCGGTTCCCTGTCCGATAACGTTAACGAACTGAGCTCCCTCAGAATCAAACAGCTTAAACGCAAGTCTCAGTTTGTCACTCTGGTTCTCAACCTTGGACATCGCTACAGCAATCGAGCGTAACGCCTCAAATGGCCCTTGCTCTTTGAGCTTCTTAGGATCAAGCCCCAACTCTAGCAACGCACCAAGCGATTCACCCTTACCTCCGGCAGCTTCAGCTATACGACGAGTCATTCGCTGCACAGCCATTCCAATCGTCTCGATACTTAATCCTGCCTTCTGACCTGCGATCGCCATCGTTTCAAATGCTTTACTCGACACACCGACTTTAGCCATCGTGTTCAGCTTGTCGTCGAGGTCGTTGACGTTATCCGCCATCGACTTTAGAAACCCGATAGCCATTCGAGCACCAGACCGAATCGTTCCGGTGAACTTCGTCCAAGCCATATAAGCTACGCCAGCAATCGCGAACTTACTAACGATCGACTTTGATAGCCCGCCAAACGCTCCGCTTGTTTTCTGTACTGCGGGCTTTGCCTTGGCCATCTGACGAGTTGCGTTCTTTGTAGCCGTAGCCAGTTTGTTCGTGGCTCTCGCCGCTTTCTCCGCTGGCTTAACAGAATTGGCATATTCCATTTTGACTTTGTGAACTGCTGCGGCGTGCTTCTTTGCGCCGAGATGTGCTTTGACGTTGTCGCGATTCAGAATCTCCATCGAGGCGTGCATTTTATCTAATGGCGATTCGGTAGCCTCCATCGACTTCTTAACGAGATTCAACTCTTGGCGGCTTAACTTCATCCCACTGGTGAAGTCCCGACCGTCAAGCTGGATCTTGTATGCGAGTGCACCGATTGTTGTGGCCATCTAGTTACCTAACACGTCGAAGATTACTTGCTGCGGTGTGGTTCCGTGTTTCTCATGGTCGTACTCTGAGGAGTTCGCCCGCCGTTGTTCATTGATTAACGCTGTTGCGAGTAACGCCCATTCCATTCCCCAACCGTGGTGAGCGTACTCAATCCGTTTCTGGTCGATCTGTTCAGGCGTCAAAGTCTCCGCTAGTTCTTTGGAGGAAGTAAAACCAAGGTCTTTTGCGAGCAATGCATGAAAACACAATCGCCCGCTGCGGGTTAGTTTTTTGCCGCGTCCTTCTTATCGTCGTCGTCCATTCCGCATAAGTCGGAACACACTGTGAATAGTTTAACCGTTACCGATGCTGGCAACCCCGCCACGTCTTCAGCCTCTTCATCGGTAAACAGTCGGTTACCGCCATCGTCGACCAAACACTTGACGATCAATCGCGGCCGCATTGATTCCATCGCTACCGGGTCGCGTTCGCCTGATTCGTTTAGGCAATCCACTTCCCACATTGCTCGCTCATGATCCGTCAGACTTTGTACGCGGAATTCCTTTCCTGCTATCTCTACGAGCTTTGTCTCTCGCTTTGCTAACTCCATTAGATCTGTTTTGCTGGACGCCATTTCTATACCTTGAAAAAACATCGGAGTTACGTGGCCAATTGACTTCGCCCGGTTCACCGATTTCGTTTGTGATTAGTTCTTTGATCTGTTCGACTTCACTCTCGGAAAATCGACAAATCAAAGGAATGTCTTTGCCAGGGACTATTGAGCAATATCCTACGAGGACACCGTCGGCCCTAACCGCTTTCATGTCGCTTACCGTTTCGCATGGATGGCAATCGAGGGTAAACATATTAGACACTTCCAGCGGTATGCGTTGGCTTACTCGCCCACGTCACGGTGATTGAGCCTCGTGCCGAATCGCTTGGCTTGGTTTCCGCGTCTGGGTATTTGTGATCTGACACAAAGCCGGAACCCGCCAAGGTCGCCGCCGTACCTTCGCCAGTCAAAAGCGGGTAAGTGATTGTGATCGTTTCCGCTACTTGCTCGATTGGAACCAGCTTCGATGAAGACTGATTAAACAAGTAACTGATCTCGGTCGTGCCGTAGTCGACAATCAAACTAGGGATCTTCTGAACCGAAGTGTCAGCGATTCCCGTATCGTCAACAGCATCTCTACTAGCCGTATGACCTCCGACGCTTACAATCGTTTCCGCCCAAGTATAGGTTCCGAAAACTACTGATGTTCCTTGCAATGTGGCCATCTTTTAAACTCCTCGTTTAAGTGTCGTCAGCATGGGCAATACGGTAATCTTGCACCACTACATATCTATGATAGCTGCCTCCGTCGACCGGCAACTCCTCTTGTCCTGAATGAGCATCTTCGCAATTAACATGTTCGATCCATCGCGAGTTCATCGTCGTATTTTTCAATGACTCAAGCCCTGAATCTAATCTCACATTCTTAGCAATGACGCTCGCTTGTTTCTTTGTGGCGGAATAACACCTAACCGAGATTCGGGTATCAACCTTCGCTATCGTTCCGTCGATGGTAGGTTCTGTGTTACTGCTGATTGTTTCCAATACGATTGAGTCCGATGTCTGTCCGAGCGGTAATACGTCGGGATAGATCCGCGTTGACACTAACGCTAATACGTTCGCATCAGCTATTAGGTATTGTCGCAAGTCTTCCTGAATATCGCTCACGCTTTGGCCGCCATCTTACGAAGTTCCCGAACCAATACTTTCACAATCGCTGACTGTTGAGCTCGTCTCGATGAATCAATTGCAGGACGAAAGACCGGGTTAGCGGGTATTTTCATCGGTGTCTTCGCCTTACCCCATAGCTTATTCTCGAATCCGTATTCCATCCAAGCCAAGCCGGGAACCCAAACGCTCGCACCTACCGTCCCTTTGCGGAATCGGTTGTATACTTTGATGCTCTGCTTGATCGGTTTATAGCCTGAGTATTTCTTTGCGGTTGCCTTCGACCACTTATCGCGGCTTCCAGTCTTCCGTGAGTCCGGTAGCTTGGCTTTCAATACTCGACGTACTTCCCGAGCCGCTGCCGTAACAGCCTTGGCAGCAACTCGACCTTGCATTGCGATCGGCAATTGTTCCAGCAGATTGAACGCTCGATTGTTTATCTTGATGTCGAGTGACCTACCCATTAGACCGATACCCTCCTGCAATGCAGTTCGAGCATACGTTGTCGACCGGCTTTGTCCTTCACCGCTAGAATCTGTAACGTTCTCGAAAGATGGTCGACAATCTGTTTATCCTGTGCGAAGTCTGAACTGTACCGCGTCTCGACCACATGCGTAGCCGTTGCGGTGATCTGTCCGCCACGAGTAGACTCACCACCCTGAACGTCAGTTACGTTAGCTGGCCAATTCTGTAG